TTGGCAAAGTTGGTAGGCTATATGCTACTGGAGAGTGGCTTGCATTGGCAGATTATATTTCTGTTGATTGTTTAAAATTTCTCTTTAAGAAAGAAATCGTAGTTGGTTCTTTTTTGAAGGATTCTCGGCTTATCACTTTTTCATGCCAATATTATGATTGCCAAGAAAGCTCAAAATCTGATTTGATGTTTAGAGAAGCCTTATCAATACCAAATGATTCTGTTAAATTAATATTTTTTAGTGATGATGGTTTTTTGGTTTCAAACATCAATGGCAGATTTAAATTATTTGAGACTGATATTTCATCTTGTGATGCTAGCAACGGGTTTCCAATATTTGTTGCTTTGAATTATTTAGCATCCAAGATTGGAGTATCTGAGAATTTATTAAAATTGATTGAACAGTGTGCGAGACCTACAAGAATTGTCAATCCGGATGATGACAATGAATATGTTGTTTTACAACCAAAATTTTATTTTGAATACAGTGGTTCTAAGTTAACTACTGTTTTGAATAATTTGGCTTCCGTGTTAATATGTTGTGGGATTCATGATTTTTGTAGAGATAGTCCTCTACATATTGATGATTTACTCACATCAGAAAACATTGTTACCGCCGCTTTTTCAGTCGGTTATAAGCTTACAGTGGATCTTCGGTCTTCTTGGAATTCAGTTACTTTTCTTAAAAGGGCATTCAATTTAAGCCATTCTTGGCTAGTTTATGGTCCTATTTTGAGGAGTTTTGGTGCCTTAGATGGCATTCCACGTAAAGAGTTCTTTGGTTTGACCCAGGATTCCTTCTTAAATAGTTCGTATGAGACTTTAACTGAAATACATATACAACAGTGGGTTTTGTCCCTTGTTAATGAACCTTCTTCAATATTATTAGACGCTTTGCGTGTTCGGGCAAAATTAGATTTGTCAAAGTATGATAAACATAGGGTTATTTCCCTACATGATCTACAAGAACGGTATGGTGGTGATGATTTTGAATGGTATCAATTGTATGATGCAGTTGTTGGACTACGATTCGGGGATTGGATACACCTCCCTATCCTTGAAAAGATATATAAGGTGGACTATGGTGTTACGGCGACTGAAGACTTTGTCGCTAACCACGAAATTTATCGTGAGAAACGTCCTGTTATCAGGCGTTTGAGACCTTCTGGTCTCGATAAGCTAGTGTAAATTATATAAT